GTCTTTTACAACTAACGCCATGATTTTTCCTTACGATGGGAGAGTGCTCCAACCCGGCGATTGGCTATCATCCACCACCACCCAATCGGGATTCTGATCTGGGGTAATCGGGCCCCAAACTAGAACGCTTTTAACAACCGCGTGCGCTTGTACCCCCGTCAAAACGATATTAATGGTCTCTACCGCTGACGCAGCATCTAACGCGTTCGCCCCTTCTGCAAGAGCAACATTTAACGTAACTACTACGGAAGGAGCATCCGACCCTACTACGCTTTCAGACACCGCTGAGGAAAGGCCTCGGGTGGCGGCTACTAAATCGGCACCCTGCAAACTTTCATTTAGGATGCCCCCGCGAATGCTTTCAGCGAGCAGAAAGTCATCCGTTACAACTGATTCTGAGACGGAGACTAAAAACGTATTACCGCCTAATGCGGCATACGGTGCCTGCGAAAAAGCAACGCCGCCGAACACTGTGGCTCCTTACGCCGCATCAAGCGAGAACTGATACGTGACACTCAGAGTATCGCCGCTGTCTACAACTTTATCGCCACCCGTGAAGTCACCAGCAGAGAACAGAACACCAGAGGTGCCAGAGGTAACAGAACACAGGAACGCGCCAGCAATCGTTTGGGCATTCGCATTCATTGTGAACACAGACGGTGCAGCGGAGTTATCAATCACTGACGGGTCAGCCGTTGTAGCCGTACCAAACGTAACGGCCTTGCGAGTTCCAATGTAATTGGTGTTCTCTGTCCAGCCGGAATGCGTAACCAAGTTATCGCTAGCGTTGAACGTAGTTCCAGAACCCGGACCGTTAACAAGGCCAAGATACCAAGCAGCGGTATATCCCACGCTGCTGAAGTACTTAGCATTCATGTCTTGAAGACCTTGGTTAACAACAAGGTTGTGGAATGAATCAGTCCACTTCAAGTTACCGCTGGAGTCGCGGCATTCAACTGTAAATACCCCGCCTGCCGCTACCTGTTCTGTACCACCCCGATTGACGTTAAGAGTAGCGGAGAACGTGCCATCTGCTTTGCCAGCTTCGTTGCTCATGGAAGCTCCTTACAAAATCCGAATGATTGCGCTGGTTGCATCCGGCGTGGGGAAAATGATCGTAAACGTGCCATTAGTGGCCGTTTTCGCCCCACCAAAATCCAGAATGCATACAGAAGGATCACCTGCGACAGAATCGTTGTAGATCATCGCGCCGTAGGCCGTAATTGTTACACTTGTGAACGACAAATCCGCAAAGTCGGTAAGAGCCGTCGTTCCGGAACTTGTAGGGGTCACATTAATTAATGTGCCTCCCCCCGCTGTGTAAGTCCCAGACGCCGCGACCTCTCCAGACGAGGTATACGCCGTGGTCGAGGCATTGAACGAAGGGGTGTTGTCATACAGGGCTAGTTTAAACGTATCCCCTGTCCCCGTCGTGAAGTTGTGCACAGCTTTCATCAGCTCCACTTTGAAGCTGGTGCACATAAAGTTGCCATTAAATGCCATGATTATTCCCCTAGCAGGTGCACTAAGTCTGGATGCCCAGACTCTCGGAGGCGATTTGCCACCGTCAGTCGATCTTGTTGCACCGCTTCCTGCAGATAGAACAGCACTACTGCTTTGACATTGTCCTTAAACGCTCGCGCCTGTTCCCTAACGGCAGGGTGAGATTGATCACCGACATATATGATCTTGTCTGCGGCACGCATGGCGAGTTCCTCCACAGACCATCCACGATTGTTAGTCGTTTCAACCTGAACAACTCCGACCACCGCTGGGGATTGAACAGACATCATGGCCCTGGTGACTCCGATTTAAGAGGAATACGCAGCATTCCATCACGATACTCATCGCGACGACGACGGCCCTGCTGCTCAACTCCAAGACCCTGGACGGCCTCTTTATAAGACTGCCGAAAATATTGAAGCATTTCTACCGGACCCTTGGTGTAGCTGTATGCTTGTACAAGGCACGCGTACAAAAGCGCCTCCGGAGCGTTAGTACTTATCCATGTTGTAGGAACAGCGGGCGACAGTTGGTCCGGCCTATAGATGTACCCTAATTCGACCGCGTAACCTTGGCTCGGCGTAGGTGCAACATAAAAAGTGTTTTGATCCCACACTGAATAGTACTTTGGAACCCCTGTCGAGGACCCATCTGCCCAATACTCCTTCATGAAGGACGTATCTCTAAAATCGAGAAACACCTGATCACCATCCACAGTGATCATCATGTAGCGATGAGTCAAAATCCCTGACGGCGCAGTCAAGAACTTATTACCAGAAGTCATGCTGCCGGAGACTTCAAGTTTAAACACGTCTAAGTCAATCTCTCGAAGAATCTGGTTCTCTGCCATAGTGATAAAAGTATTAATCACCGAGTTAGAGAACACATTAGCGTCTACCTCTGTGTAGTTTCTAATATTGGTAACGAGCTCATCGTAGGTCATGACGTACTCACTATGACGGACCCGACAACACCTTGTGCCATGACGGGCTGACCCTCAACATACGGTCGCATATCATTAGTTCCTCGGGCACTTCCGTAACTCTGAAACGCTGTAAATCCAGGGGCACCCACGAAGACCGACACCGGCTCAATACGGTCTGGACGCGGGTCCCGAAGCGCAATCGCATCGCCTCGGTAACGCAATGGATCAAGCTGCGGCTCTTTGGGCTCGTAGTCGTCCGGGCAGACCATGTACCCCTGCCACTGCTTTCGCAAGACATTATAGGGGTAACGCTGGCCACAAAAATCGCACAACGCATAAGAAAACTTACCCGTCGCGAAGGCCATCCTAGACCCCCATCTCCGGCACGAACTGCACGCTGGCAGTGTCGCGGTCCTCTAGCGCAGCCCGCTGGAAATCCTCTTCGTAGATAGCCTTGAGCGCGGCGGCACGCTCTGGCGCGAATTTCAGCGACAGATAGTAGGCCAAACCGGAAGCAAGGCACGGCAAGAAGCGGAAATTGACGTCAGCCGTGTCAGTGTATGCACCCGCATCCTGAATGCGCCGGATGCGGTAGTACACAAAGGTGTAGTTCTGGTCAGCCGCCGGGTAAAAGAACACCTTTGGAGTGTTCGTGCGCTGGACATAGAACTGAGCAGGACGCGCTTGGGACGTCTTATTCGGCACATTCAACCAGTCTTCCCGGCTGATGCGCTCAATATAGACATCCGTATTGGTGCCCTGGCTGTTCTGGCGAATGATCGCCTCAAGCACGTTGACTGTATCGCTAGACAGCGTAATTTCGTTAACCCCTTGGGTCAACGCATACGTTGCCTGCTCAATAGTCCACAGGTTCAACCCGCGATTGGCCCAGTCAAGGAATAGCAAATTGAGCGAACGACGCGCCGAGTTAAGCTGATAGCCACTCGTTGCACGAATTCCGCACCGCTCAAACGCTTCCTCGACTAGGTCATCAATCTCCAGGTCAAAGGTCGTGGTGCCAGAGGTGGTCATTTAGTCGCACATCCCGCCTTTGCGATAGCCCTTGACCTTTTCGCCCATGGCCATGCGCTTGTGCTGATTGACAGCACCACCTTTTTTCATCATCACCGGGCCCGTTTTGGTGCTCGTTGAAGAGACCACATGATTCTTCGGACCACTCATGACAGCGCCGCCACCACGAGTCGCGCAACCCATTCCTTTGCCAGCCATGATTAGGCCCCTTTCTTCATTGCACGGCCCTTAGCGTCGGCCGTTTTACGCTTCACAGCACGGCCAACTTTGTCGGCCATGGCGGAATCTTTCATCATCTTGCCGTCGGGCATCTTGTGCATACCGCCCTTCTTCATCGCTTTTTTGGTTGCCATGTTGGATATCCTTTGTTCAGCATTTCCACCGTTTCCGAGCCTGGCGCAACCGACTGTTGGGGTCCTTTGCTGCCGCAGGGAACTGCTTCATTTGACCTTCAGAACGGGCGCAATACGAAGCGCGACGCTTTGCCCGTGCCGGAGAAGGAGACTTCTCTGTCACGGCCGTCTGCAACTTGCTTCCAGGGTTGGCACGACGATAGGCCTTTACGCCTTTCTCGGTCATACCGGCACCAGACTTCGTAGCCCGGAAATTTCCAGACTTGACCGACGTCTTGATACCCATCCCCTTGGAAGCCATTACGCTGCCGCTCCACCCTCAAAAAGCACCGTGACGCTAAGAATAGTGGCCCCAAACTTTACATACACCCCGTCCTTAAACAGGATGCCCTGATCAGGGATCACAAAATTCTGCGAATCAGCAACGGTAGTAGAGGACAACTTCATCAACAGCGGATCAGTGTCAGCGGTACCGTCGTAAAACTCAATCACGGAGGGGCCGCCTGTATCGTGCGTGAAATACAAACCGCACACACGACTTCGACCATTGATCGCCTGCCCCGTAGCCGCCTTATAGACGGTAAAGATATTACTGGCGCTCATGGCGTACCCCTATTAAGACAGCGCGGCACCAACAGCAGTGACCCAAGCAGAGCCGGTGCTAATGACCAGACACCACTCGTTATCACCAGCGCCATTGTCGTTAATCAGGCGGACTTGACCAGCATTAGCAGCGGCGGCAGCGGGGAGCGAAGCCGTAGCAATAGCCGTCATTTTGACGAAGTCAGCAACATAAACCGCGCCGGTTACGCTACCAGTTACGTCGCCAACAAAGCCGTTGGTCGAAGTTACGGGACCAGAAAAGGTGGTATTAGCCATAGATTCCTCACATGCGAGTTTCGGAGGTGTTCTGTCTGCATGTCGTCAGCCGGGACTGTCAGAACACCGGATAACCCCGGAATGATTGATTTATACACCGATTATAGCCAAAAGAAAAGGGGGCCGAAGCCCCCTCCAAACCCTTGCGGATTTTAAACTTAGGCCCCCGGCGAACCGAAGATGCCGCGCGGATCGCTAAAGCCAAAGCTGTAGCGCTCACGAGCCTTATAGCGAACGTTGCCGGTGTCGAAGTCGCCTTCAAAACCAGTCTTGATCGCTACCCGAGTGAAGCCTTTCATGCCGTTGGGGGCATCGGTTTTGATAAACCAGGCGTCCGGGTCGGTCAGGAAGTGGTTGACGGAATAGCCTTGGGGAACCATACCCATGTTGCGGACAGCGTTGATGTCGTTGTCAGCAGTGCCCACACGCAGCGTGGACTTCAGGATGCGGTCGGCCGTAAACATCAGCTCTTTCGGGATGATGAGTTTCAGGCCTTGGACGGCGATCTTCAGGCCACGCTCATCAGTGAACGCAGCGATGTCGATCAGCGCCTGCTCCAGGGAGGTTTCCGACAGGTCAGCAGCGACTGCCAGCTCGTTACGCAGGTCCGGACCCGACAGAGTCGGATGGTCGGTTGCGCACAGAGGCTTACCGTCACCACCGATGGAGGTGGTAAAAGCACCGTTCAGAACGGAAGCGGCCTTGATCTGCTTGGTCTGAGCCATCGAACGAGCCAGAGCCTTGGTGTAACGCGCCGACAGGCGGTCGTAGAGGTTGTCCTCCACGGCTTCCTCAGTCAGCGAGAACGCCAGAGCAATGGTCTCGTGGGTGTAGCGCGACGTGTAAACCTCTTGCGCCTGGTCATATGCGACACCAGCGCCTTCAGTTTTCACCGGAGCTTCACCGAAACCAGATTCCATCACTTCCTCTTCAAACGCACGGTCTGAAGTTTCCATGGTGTAAATCTGCTCGTGCTCGTTTTCGTAGTTCTTGTACTCCAGACCGAACAGCGCGTTCAGGCCCGGCTCAAGCTCCTTGACCAGTTGTGCACGGGAAATTGCCATGATTAGACTCCTTGGCCAGCAACACCAGCACTACCGTACAGGTGCTCGTTGATCTTCACTACCACCACGGCATTGGTACCAAAAGCGTTGTTGGGAACATCCCACAAACCAACGATCTTCAGGTTCAGTGCAGCAGTTTTTGCGATAGTGGACGAGTCGAGTTCCATTGCCGAAACACCAGTAGTGGTGCTGCCGGTGGAACCCACGACGTCAGCGTTCATGCCGATTTGAGTCTGCGCGACGCTTTCGTCAACTTGGATAATGAACAACTGGCTGGGATCGTCAATCACGTCAGCAATGATCTTGCCGGAAGTGATATTGACAGAACCCGGATAGAAGTTCTTCCAAGTCGGCTTGCCCGACGACGGGTCAATGTAGTTGCAGCCGTTAAACACACCAACCGCAGCGGTGTGGGTCGCAGGAGCGAACTTGACCAAATAGCCGTCATAAACGGTTACGAGGTCGCCTTGGTAAATGGCCCCGGACTGGTTATCAGCAATCTCATATCCGTACTGTTTTTGACCACCAGTAGCGGAAAGATTGCCAAGAGGACGCAGACCAAAGGGCTTATCAACGTTTGCCATTTGATGGTTCCTTCACAAAAAGATTTGATTAGCCGCCTTTTGAACTGCCGAACGACACACGAGACTTGCGCGTGGGGCGTTCAATGACCATGCTCGAATGAGCATTGGACTTCATCAGTTCATTATCGGCAGCCTGCAATTGGTCGTTCGAGCGATCTTGGTAATACGCGGTACGCTCTTGCACAGTCTCTTCCGGGATACGCGCAAGCAAGAGGCCTCCCACGCTGATCACGCCAGCATGTCGGCCGTCTTCAACCGTCGGCACATGGTAGTCAGGGTATTCTTCCCCACGAACCAGCTCGTACCCCTCACGGAGACGCCCTGCAATGTTCGTGCGGTCTTCTACCCCGCCTGATTCTGCCCGAATCCAACGGTGTTGATATCCCGGAGGAGCTGGGGGAGCATCAAGTCGGGACGGAGGAGCCCAAGGACGACGTCGCGCACTCTTCGAGCGAGATTCGGCCTCGCGAGTTGTGCGGTTAAGACTAGGTACTGTGACGTTACTCATGCTCTTACTCCTTCACGTACTTGGCGTATTCCTCAACCGGAACGCCCAGCCTTTTGGCAATTGCCACTTGACTCGGTGTCAATCTGACAGTGCGGCGTGCATTTGAAATTCCCGATGACCGAGAAGCAGGTGCCACAGCCTGCACGTTTCGCTGTGGCCTGTTTTGTGTTTGCGCAGTTTCCTGTTGAAACTTTTGTGGAAAAGTCTCACGGATTCTGCGGTCCAGCTCATGATAATACTCGTCTGAACTGGCGTCAAACCCCTCAACCTGAATAAGTTGTTTATGGATTCCCCATGCCGCATGGGTCATGGCAGTATCCCGCCCATACCAAGGATTGCGCTCGGCCCAATCCTCTACCCTGGGGTCCACCTGACGCGCTTGTTGCACCGGCTGCTGATATTGCGGTTGTTGCTGCTGTGCAGCAGCCTGTTGCGCCGCTAAATGCTGCTGATATGCCTGTTGCTGCGCAGTTTGCGTCTGGATATTGGTCTGCTCATTACTGAGCATCGCCAAACGCTGCAGGGCTTCGGTCTCAGTATCCACATCGCCCTCTTCCCGAGCTTTGCGAATAATCTGCTTTAACGCAACCACTTGCGTCTCAATACGGCCCGTGGCTTCCGCCACCCGCTGCTGATCCGTATTTAAAAACTGCTGCTCAAGCTGTTGAGCACGCGCCTGCACATTGCGGGCATATTCTAACGCCGCTTGCTCTCGACGCTGGGTCTCCCGTAAGCGAGCCGTAAGCTTGTCAATCCGCTTTTTCACGTTCTCACTGTAATTTTCCACTTCGCTGCGGTGGTCTGCAGCACTTGGAGAATCTGCAACAGTATCAACCTCTGGTGCTTCTGGCTGATCCAGCAACTGCGCAGCCCCGTCTTCGCCAATCTGTACGGCGGCGGGGGACTCGTCTTCCCCAATCTTGAACTCCAAATCTGCTTGATCACTCATTGTTTGCCCCTTACATGTGCAGAATGTCTTCTGGGTCGTTCACCACGCCCAAAACCTCATCGTCATTGATCAGACGAATCTCGCCACCATCAATCGGAATACGCGCCCCGGCATATCTCCCAAAGATGATCCAATCCCCTTCCTTGCACCACGCCCCGGTCGGGAACTTGTCCCCGTCGGCATAGGCCAAATCACCCATTCGCAAGACATATCCACAAACCGTGGAAAGCTGCGTCTTTTTCTGGGTCT